AACATCGCGTCTTTAATGGCATTCTTCGTCTTCATCTTCTGAAACGTAGAGATTTGGGCAAAACCTGCTCCATATCTAGTTCTCAGATAATCCATGATAAGTGATCTAGCACGATCACCAATGTCAGCGTCGATGTCTGGGAAAGATCCCGCTCTAATACGAGCATGTGACAGGAATCGCTCAAAAGGTAGGTTGGCTTTAATAGGATCGACATGAATGATCTTCAGATAGTAGCTCAGCAGAGAACCGCCAGCAGAACCACGGGCAATGTTCTGCAAGATGCCCTGAGATCTAGCAAATCTGCCGATATCCTCATAGATAAGGAAATATGGAATGAAGTTGAGCTTCTCATTCTTCATGATGACGTCTAGCTCTTGCTTGAAGCGATCCTTATAGACTTGATCGTCTTTCCAACGACCATGCCCCTTGATCAGCTCCATCATGTAAAAATAAGTTTGTCTATCATAATCAGGAGTTTTTGCCTGGATATGTTCTGGGATATCGACTCGTGGGAGGTGGTATGTGTACTCCACCTTGATATCTTTTGCGCTATTCGCCACTTCAAAAGTATTCTCGATCCAGGCCTCAAATCGTCCCTCGTCAAGCCACTCTCCAAGATGCGTTTTGAGTTTATCATACATCTGCTCCGCTCTAAGTTGATGGTACGACTCATAGAAGTACCAACCGTTTGAATTACCATTCTTCAGTAGGCAATCCTGGATAACTTTGTCTTCCGGCGCTATGAAATGAGCATCCGTTACGGGAATAGGCTTGCCCCCGTATTTATCAACCATGTCCCGGAGAAAGAGGTTGTAGTGTTTTTGTTTATTACCGTCACAAGAGCATTCGTCGCCTGGGATAGGGTCAAAACTTCCAGTTTGTTTATTAAAGTTATGAGTGACATCGTTACAGTGGAACTCAATGTATAGTTCTTCACCAAAAATTTCGCGATACATAAGGAATCGCTCTTCTGCAAGCGCTCTATCGTTATCCCAGAAGGCTTTACCAATCGGACCTGCAATACATCCTGTGCCAAATTTAATACCCTTTTTATATTGTTTGATTTGTTCAAATGTTACACGAGCCTTGACCGATCCGAAGAATGAAACTGTATCGTTATATGCTAACGATGAAAGTTTCATAAGATTGTGATAACCTTCAGTGCTTGCTGCCCATGCTGTAATGTGATAATGACTTTTATCTTCTGCATTGAGCTTTACATATAACTCAACTGCAGGAATTAGAGTAACTGCGTCTAGGGCATGACTTGTCCCGTGCTCCTTGTTATACGCCTTAATGAAATCTTTTGACTTCAAGGCATCGAACATAGAGATAGCAGTGCCATGGTCGCTGATAGCTAGCGCAGGACAACCAGTTTCGAGACACCATCCAACCCACTCTTCTGGAGAAGGAACGGCATCTAAAAGACTATACTTGCTATGATTGTGCAGTTGACAAACTTCTTTAAAGCGAGCCATAAAACTCCTGTTGCGTTTTCTTGTAATGATCTTTTTCCCAGCTCAATCAATATATTGCAACCAATACAATTCATGCACAGATTATACAAAAAGAAAAGGGCACCGTAGTGCCCTTCTCAATCCCTGCGTTGCCTCTGAGACCAAAGCGAACTTTTATAGAGGTACGCTTATACTCTTTGAGTGCTAATAGCCACGAGACCAGTTATCGCCACAGCCACAACTTGAACCACCACCAGTTCCATTACTACCAGATGGAGGACAAGTCAAAGAATCTAAGTTAACTGGTGCATTCATAAAACGGCGCCCAAAACTAAAGTTAAAAATAACATTAGTTGAAGATGACGTACTGATATCGAGTTGCAGTCTAACCTGATAATCGTAGATTTGCTGACTTGCGAGTGCCTGATAAATTCCGGCGAAGAAAGCCCTCAATGCTAGATTGTTGCCATTGCAAGCTCTTAAGATAGAAGTGTTCATGTTACCAGTGCCCATAGTAACAAGCCTGAAATCTTGCTTTCCGCCAGCTGCAGCTTGCTGTAGAGCAGTCTGAAGAGCAGAGTATTGTCCAGTAGGAGCAACACCGGCTTGAGCTTGAGCTACTACAGCAGTTCCACCAAGAGTTCCTGCAGACACAGGAAGAATAACTACGCCCGAAACACTATTCGACATAGAAACAACAGAGGCACTTGCAACATCAGAAAAAGGAGAGTTGACAATGGCATTCATGGCTGCAGCAATCTTCAAAGCTACTGCAGTTGAATTATCACCACTCAAGATAGTGACCTGAACTAGAGTACCAGCCACACTTGGAGCAACTTCACCATTGACATACATCCACATCACATAGTTAGCTGATGGAGTAGCATAAGTAAAGTATAGTCCAGGGCTACCGATGCCGGCAGCCAGGTTGGAGCCATTTCTATCGCCTAGTGATAGGGTAGAAACATCATTAGCTCCTACACCTACGTAGGCGATACCATTAGCAAAAGCAGCATCCATCTGCTGTTGAATTCCGTTAGGGCCATTAAAATAAGAGTCGCGAAGTGACATAAGGTCTCCTTAAAACTAAGTTGACCTTATTATATCAGGAATTGGCGCCTGAGCTAGGATTAACGGCACCGCTCTGGATCTCTTCGATCTTCTCGAGGAGGAAAGCAATCTTGGCCTGCTCGTACTTGATAGCACTGGTGTAAGCGCCGTTAAGATCCTTAACAATCTGTCTAGCCTGCTCCAACTTACCATCGGCTGCACGCTCTTCCTTGATTTCCTTAACCTTCATTTCGGCCTTGACGATTAGGTCAGCAGCCACGTCCTCAGTGACGTTCTCGTGGTTGTCTACGAAACTCTTTGAAAGAACCTTCTTAACATCACTCATTCATGCTCCTTGTTTCAATCGATCTTTTAATCTCTGAGCTCTTTGTACTATCAGTTCAAGACCCTTAGTCTTCTTCTTGGCAATATACTTGTTCAATAACTTAATTGTTGGTTTTATCAAGATAGGGAGCATGCTACTAAAGCGTGACTCTATCTCATCTAGTTCTTCTGTGTATTGCTTAGTAAGGCGCGCTATTCTTTCACCCTGAGTCTTAATGTTATGACAAGGATCACAGATGCGCTGGAGATTGGCTTTTCCTAAGGTATTGCACCAGAGGCGGTCAACAAACGTGTTCCAATCTTGTTTGCCCTCTAACACAGAGATAACAGGATCTATATGGTCAACTTTTATATGGCCACTAGGAACCCATTCATTGCAAACCTGGCATTGTCTCTTAACCCAGTTTCTCTTATGTCTAGTGCCATCTTTTTTGTAGCGGGGAAATTCCTGGCGAGATTCTTCAAGAACTTCTCTAACCAAAGGAGAACGAGAAAAGGCGCGGCGCAGAGCACCGCGGATTGCAACTTCCTGATTGTATGGGGGACGTTTTTTCACTATTAGATTATACTGAATTGTTTTCGCCGAACTTATTCAGCGACCACTGACCGTTCTTATCCGTCTTAAGTACTTCTACCTTTGGCTTAGTGGGTCTAGGATTCTTAAGTTGTTCGGCCATCTTCTTTGGATCTTTGCCAGAAGCTGCAGCAACGCCTGGTAACTTAGGTGGTTTCACCGAGCCACCAGACGAAGCTGATATAGAAAGAGGTTTAACTGCTGGCAAGCTGAGAGCAGGAACTAGGGTATTTTCTTTTGGCTTCATGGCCCCTAAGGCCTTCTTTAGCTCTTCAATTTTTTCAATGAGGTCCTGCATAAGTCTATTGTAGCACAGAATCAGACTTACGCAAGTTTTCTTCTGACCAAAGAGGCTGTAAGTTAGTGTAATGACAAGCCTCTTTAAGTTGCGCAGGATCAGAAAGATCAAAACTAGACAATGGCCTGACATGATCTATGTGCCAACCACTATACTCATAGTTATTCCAAGTCATTATTTGGGCACTATTCTTAGGGCGTCTAGTAAACTTAAGTTGAAGATGTATCTTTAACTTCGCGATAGAACAACCTAAATCTTCAACCGCAGAACCTGTTTTCAAGTTATCTTTCAAAGCACAATATAACCTAGTGCGCAGGTTTTTGCATAATTTGAAGTTAATATCATGTTTACTTCTTATTTTCGCGTAGATGCGGCGCTTTTCTTTTAGCAAGCCCTTGTTCCTAAGGTACCAATCTTTCTGGGCCTTACGACTTTGTACCTTATGCGTAATTCTATATTGTTGTTCTTTTTCTAAATTGTTTAAGCAATAGATCTTCTTAAGTGATTTATTTCTTTCATTAACCTTGCTATCAGCATTATGACTCTTTGAGTATTTGCTTTTACATGCCTTACATTGACTCTTGTGACCGTCTTTTTGACACTTATCTTTATCAAAAAAGTCCAATAAACATAAAGAGTTACAAGAACTACATATCTTCTGGTTTAATAATATTTGAGATTCCATTTCTCTTCTCTATCTTTAGTACTTTGCTAAAAGATGCGGCCACCTCACTTGCATGATCAATCACTATAATCATTCTACTACTAGACAACTCAGAAAGTAGTTCCATTATAAGTTCCTTACCCGAGGCATCTAATCCCTCTGTCTGTTCATCTAGGATGATCGGGGACATCGATATACCAAATTGACGTTCCATGACATCTACAAGTGCAAAATCTACACATAGAGATAAAGCCCTAAATTCTCCACCAGACAAACTGCCAATAGAGATGGGTTTCCCATCCATGACCAGTGTTTCAGAAAACTTTGCGGTAACATCACCCTTAACATTTTCCTTATAGGACATAAGTTCGTAGGTAAGATTTGACCACAAAAGATTTACATATTCAGTTACCTTCTCATTGAAGGATTCTATAACAGAATCAAGGATATAGGCCTGAGCACCAGTGGGCGAATACATGGCAGAAATGGTCTTATAAAGCTCAATCTCTCGTGATATGGTAGCCCTATTGTTAACAGTTTGTGCACGTAGGTTAGATAGGTCTTTGATCTTATTGTTTAATTCTAAGTTGTTTTGTAGTTTTACGTTCAGTTGTTTGAGCTCCAACTGCTTCAAGTTGATCTTAGCTTGTAAGTCAGCAACAGTAGCAGTTGCTATCTCATAATCCTTAGATTCTTCTCTCTTCTTGTCACGGAGTTTTACTTGAAGTTCATTTACCCCTTTTTCTTTAAGGAGTATGTTATCACAATGGTCAATCTCGAGTTTGATCCCAGCAAGTTCGCCCTTAAGGGAAACCAATAATTTGCTATGTTGAGCTTCCGCAGCAGACGTATCAAGCGCAGATCCACATTCCGAGCAAGATCTAGCTGCATTGAATGGCTGAATCTTACCTTGTATTCTTCTGTACTGTTCATGAAGCATCTCTCTTCTAGTCTTTGCTCTTGTGAACTCAGTTTTCTTTACTAAGATATCTTCTTCAAGCTTTTGATACTTACTCAAGTCTGGTCTCGTAACAACTTGAGCCTTACTAATAACAGTAGTGAGATCTACAATGTTTTGGTTGGCTAGAGAAATGTGATAAGTAATAACATCATCAGCACACAATGACTCGCTGTAGGCGTCTATCTTAGAGTCTATGGAATCTAGTTTAGATTGAATGGACGCGCAGGATGATTCCAATTCTTTGACTTTTTGGTCCGCAATGAGTTTACAAGAAGAGAACTCCTGCAAGTTGAGGAGCTGAAGAAGGAACTCCTTCTTGTCACCGTCGTTAATGGATAGAAATCTCTTCGTTACGCCTTGGGCCGCATACATAGATAGAATGAACTGTTCATAGTTCAACTTTAAAATGTTCTCCCAACCTTCTTGTGTTACTGTTAAAGATTCGGTGCCTTTGAAGAAAACGACGCCTTTAGGGCGTGATCTCTTAACGATATACTGTTCTGTGCCAACTTCCACGCACAACGCAACCGATCCATTTTTAGATCCCCTGCGTAGAATTTCCGTTGCAGTAATTTTTCTAGGAAGTTTATCATATAAAGCGAATGTGATAGCGTTGAATATTGCTGTCTTTCCTGCTCCATTTGCTCTATCGACATCATAGTTCCACCCCTGGACGAGCATAAGCCCCGAGTCATCAAACTCAACATAAGCATCTTCAATGCTTAAAATATTACTTATCTTTATTGAAAGTATTTTCATAGATTTCACCAGCAGTCTTTCGCTTATGATCTTCTACCCACAGTGGCTGAAGATTGGTGAAATGGCAAGCCTGCTTTAGTTGATCTGAATTACTTAAATCAAATTTACACAATGGCTTTATGTGATCAATGTGCCAACCATCTTTAGACCAGTTATCCCAAGTCATTCCTAGTTGAAACTTAGATTCTATATAGAACTTAAACTCTTGTACAGAACAACCTAAGTCATTAACCGCAGAACCAGATTTATAATTGCCCTTTATTGCACGACCCAACCTATTGCGTAAACTAGCTGCCAACTTAAAATTAACATCACTAAGGTATCTTAGTTTACGTTTTTGGTATGCCGATTTGTTATATTCGCTTTGTTTTTCTTTAGTTTTTGATCGATAGTCACGTTGATATGTAAGCGCTTCGCTGTGATTGTCGCGATACTGTTGTCGTTGGCGTTCATTAATAGCATCACTATGAGTTCTTCGCCACTCCCTGTTTAATCTTTTCTTATTTTCTTTGTTACATGCCATATTCTTATCGCTTAGAAGGTGATTTATTGATCACTAGTTCACCTTTATCATTGTAAATTAACCACGCCTCTTCAAGACACGTTTGCAGTGAATATGTCTGAATTAGTCTAGGAACTTCGACTTCCCAAAAATGCTCAGTCTTGCGAGCCTTATTTTGAGCCTTTTCATCGGGAGCAGTTCTTACGTTAGTGAACGTATCTACAACCTCTCGAACGGCCTGAGAACCACTGCCAGGAAATTGACGCTGCATTGGCAACATGCACATGCCGCACTCTGTCCTCTCCTCTTTTGGAGAAGCATAGCGCTCTATTTCAACCTGACAATTTTCGCAAAAGAATCGATATTTGGGCATATTAGAAGGTAAGACCTATGCTCACCCCAACCAGTCCATTTTGAAAGCCAAATGCGCCTACAGTAATTGGACCTAAAATTGGTCTCGTGATAGCTATACCATATGTAGGAAGACCGGGATCGGTGACGTTAACAGCTCCTAGGAGAGAAATCGTAAGCTTGCTAGAACTTTTCTCAATCTCTTTAGTTTCAGTCTTGGTAGATTTATCTACTGTCTTATCGTCAGATTTAGATGTGCGATCATCTGCAATCACCGTAGTCTTCACCTTTGTACCATCTGGTTTATCAGTCTCTGTAATGGTTGTGAGCTTATGGTCGTCGGCAGCGATCTTTTTATCTTCAACCTTCTTCTCAACTTCTACAGTTTGGATCTTCACCTTTTCAGGCGCACTCCATCTGCCAAAAGCAAAAGCGGTTGCTAGCGCGATACTGCCTATGATTAATAATTGTTTGGTAGTCATTATTCAATCATATCATTATTCTTGGCCAACTCCACCGCCCGCCATCATATCCTGGAAGGCTTGCTTACTAAGTGCCAACTGATTCTCAAGACCAAAGTCACGAGGTACCACAACAATGCCGCCGAGAGTGATTAGTAAGGATGCAACCGAGAGCGCGTTGCCCAAACTAACTCTGCACACCTTAGCTGGTTCAATAATTCCTGCAAGCTCGGGATCGACAATGCAGTGCTTGTCTGCATCAAATATGAACTTAGGTGGTTCCTGCATGCCAACTATGTGAGGTTCAAGAGCATTCCAGATATCTGCAAAATCCTCACCGCAGTTTGACAGCAGCATTTCGAATGGAGCTCTGAGAGCCTTCACCATGATATCCCATGACTTAACGTGTCTTGGGTGACGGGCAATTAAGTCAGAAAGAACTAGGTGAACACCGCAGCCGCCAGGAATAATGCCCTCGGCAATAGCAGAACGGACAGCTTCAACAGCGTCCTCTACGCGAGCTTTCTTCTCACGAGCTTCAAGTTCAGATCCACCGCCAACCCAGATAGTCGATACGCCGCCAGTCAACTTACTAATTGCTGCCTTAGCAAACATGCGTTCACGATCGCTAGGTGCAACTAACATAACTGACTTAAGTTCATCAATGCGAGCTTCAATCTTCTCGTGATCAATTTCGCTTGTAACGAAAGTCTCAAACATGTTAATCTTTGCAGTTATGAAGGAGCCAAACGATTCCTCAAGGTTCTCTCCACTAACATAACTATCTAAGTTACCTGGATCTACGACATCAGCATCCGTGTAAGCCGCCATATCGTACAGGAACATAGAGCGCGAGTTGGCAACACCACCCAATGGGGTCTTTACGGGAACAACCATGTATCCGCCCTTGGAATTCTTGGCAAACTTATCCAAGACGATATCTGAGAAGCCATGAGCAAAAACTAAAATAGGCTTGCCATAGAATTCAGTACCTTCCACAGCTTGTTGAATGGCCGCAGGAACCTTTAAGTCATTCATCGTGCCGTCATACAAGAATACAAGTCCATTATCCATCTTGGCCTGTTGTGAGGAACGATCGTTAATGAATGCTAGACCGATAGAACCAATATCTTTAAGACCACTGGTAACGATGCAACCGTCGATGGTTTCTACCCGAATACCTGAATCATCAGCTTCCTCAATGAGAACCTGACCATCTTCACCAGCAGCGATAACTGCTTCCACGGCTGCAGCAGCGATAACTACATCTCCATTAGCACTAATAGTAGCAACATTGATAAGTTCATGACGTTCCTTGGCAGGTTTAGCATGCTGTTTTAAGAATGGAACTACTATATTGGCATATAGATCATTCAACTCGTTTACCATTCTCTGTGGGTTGTACTTTGGATTGTTATCTAGGAAATCCAAGCCGTGTTTAGTAATTGCGCTAGCAAGTACAATAGCTGTAGTCGTGCCATCGCCTGCTTGCTTAGCCGTGCGGAGACAGATTTCTTTGGCGGACTCGATAATAATATTAGCTTCAGCATTTGCCATTCCGAGAGTTTTTGCAACTGTCACTCCATCCTTCGTAACAAGTGGAGACAAGCCATCGCGCTCTAGAATCACTGGTCTACCACCAGGTCCAAGGGTAGCTCCCACAATCTGAGCCATTTCAGTAATAGTATCGCTAACAATCTTACGGATCTTTGCGCGATCTGCCGTAATACTCTTTGCTTTGCTCTTCTCGTAAATCATTATTGATCTCCAACTTTTTTGGGCATTCCGCCTTCTGGAAAGAATAGACTAGTGTGATTCGTCTCCAGATACTTTTGTCCTGCATCGGTTACAGCTATATAGGATACAACAACAAATCTAGAGTCTTCTGGAAGACTGGCGTCTAAACTAATAACACTGAGAGGCACCATTGCCCCCAGTGATATAGCCTTTTTCTGCTAAGTCATTTATAGCTGAAGCTATTTTTTTAGCACCTTCAATGACTGTACTTTGACTACAAGTACTGCCCATAAACATAACTAGATCTATAACTCTACGATAACTTATAGTGCCATTGGTTAATGCCTTTTTAGCCGATTTGTGACCCAATTTTGCTAAAAACTCAGTTAACACTACTGGACCGCCATGATTTTCATCTCTTTGATGAACCAAATTATGTATCTTATTGTGTAAGGCCTTTCCGGCTTTAACTGTAAAGAGAGGGCGCATCGAAGGATATATGTTCGTTGTTGTCATGCTTGGCAAAGTCAAATTTGCGGGTTGCGCGAACAATCCACTACTTATTAGATTTTGAACGGCCTGACTTATTTGGTTTGGCGTATTTCCTAACGGCATTGTCCATCTCCTTATTATATTCTTTTACTACCTTTTCGTACTTTTTAATCTGCTTGGAATCTTGCTCAAACCCAAAGAAACTATGACCTAACTTAAGTGCAGCTCTAAGTGACCCTGTTCCACCACAATAAGGATCAAAGATTACTGAGCCCGGAAGGCAATCAGTCATTCGTATCAGGAGTTCAGCAAGGTCAACCGGATATGCCTCATCTAGAGAACCAGTCTCAATCTCCCAGGTATTACCTGGACAAGATATCTCATTGTCAATCTTCATGTACTGCCTGATTGGCAGGCGATCCAATTTCCACACGTCGCCGTTACAAAAATGCAAGACATACTCATGTGAGTTGACTAAGTTAGTTTCTGAACGCTTACCAGGAAACCAAGTCTTCTTAATGACTATATTGTCTATGTGAGTAAAACCCTCATCAACCATCATCTTAGCAATCTCAAATGGACGCCACTTGGCTTCTATGGGAGCATAGCAAACAAGGAATACGATACCATTTGGGACCATGTGACTCTTAAGTTTAGCCGCGAACTCCTTGAACTTATCAGGGTCGAAGCCATCACGCTTTCTAATTGGGATACGGGTAATAGTAATTTCTGTATTTTTCGGCCAGATGGCGTCCGGAGAAAGGGCGTCTAGATTGTTAATCCTGACGTTTGTTTGAAAAATGTTAGAGTAATTGTCCAAGGTGTGCTCCCGTGGGAGCATTATACTCAGTTAGAACATTATGTAAGATGGTTCTCTAGGGAACTATGAAACTGATTACTATACTTCTGATAAGTGTCTTCATAGTTAAGAAATACGTGAGCGTCAACTGATATACGATCCAAATTTTGAACAAAGATACGGAGGTTATCCATTGGGTTCACTTCTCGATCAAAGTGAGATTCCACATTAAAAGTCGTATCAGACGTATAGAGAATCATGATCACTGTAGATCCAGATAGCAATGTAAACTTAAATCTTCCAGTTGAACTCACATGGAATGACTTAATAAGAACAATGTTATCAGGGTCCCTAGTGATATAAATAGGGACAGAAATTGAAGTCCCTGATGCCAAGGTTGTGATCGGCGTATGAACGTGATTCATTTGCCCGTACTTCCAAAGCCACCAGCTCCGCGCACAGTATTCGTATCAACAGTTTCAACATGCTCAATGTAATACTCTGGCGAATATGGATTCATGATGAGTTGAGCGAGCTTCTCACCTTTTTTAACTATGATTGGCTCAACCCGCATCAGTGGGAAGCCTTCTGGGTCGATGGACTGCATCACCCAAATATTAGACATGACCACATGCGGAATGCCGCGATACTCTTGGTCGATCACGCCAGCATACACTAGAAGACCCTTAGCACCAAGACCAGACTTGGAGGTGATATTACCCCAAGTACCTGCGGGAAGCTTCATCCTGATGTTGAGGGGATGCTTCTGGACCTGTCCAGGGAAGATGGTGACATCCTCTGTAGCGTAGAGATCAAAACCGGCATCAGTACGATTGACCTTGTGCGGCAACTTGCCGCCGTTGAGCACTTCAACTTCAATCTTAAAATAGTTCTCTTTCACCTTAGCCAGTACTTCATCCCTATTATCGTTGTTCATGGGTTATTTATACTGAGTAATTTTTCATGGTTGCGGGGTAAAAATATTTTGGGTACTGAGTTAAAAGTGCATTGTTCGCGGGTATCATAAGAGAGTACTTACCCCAACCTATCTATTCTATCCATTCTAACAATCGCTTAAGCGCGCAAGCGCGCTGTTCGCTCTTCTTCGAAGAGCGAAGTAGGGGACGGAGAGGACCTTATAACTTAGGAGCTAAAGAGGGCAACTATAAAACTATGTTAAAATAGTCATATGACTATTAAAAGCGATTTCCAACCTTATATCGACGGTAATAACCTTTTAGCCCCAGAGCCTGTTTCCCCCGGCACTGTCGGTGGTTCTGATAACGGTCCTATGTACACATCTGAATACTTCATCATGCTAAAGAAGCATGGGTATGCAACTCAAAATGACATTGACGATTTTGCTGCCCGAATCAACTCGTGCATTACCCCCAAAGGGGCATTGTGCCGAGTTCCAGTTGGCCAAAATGACGGGCAAGAACAGGTAGACGATTACTATGGTACGTTGAACGGCTGCATGGAGTTAGGAATTACCTCTATCCCGAGGATATTTCTAAAGTGCATGATCAAGAATTTTGGATGCCTCAACAATGAAGATCCTGGGATGTGGACAGGCGATTCCTTCATGTTCAGACAACCCCAGCTAGTGTGCGCGATGATTTCTGCCGCATTTCCTAGCATGAAAAATCCCATGCATTATATGATAAGACTCGCTGCATTCCCACTGTATACATATAGCATGATGGTCTTGCTGTTCAGTTGCCTTGGAACTCCTACTAATCAAGCAGATCCTCGAAGACTTGCGTGGCATCTAGGAAATAACGTTAGTAAAGTTTCAATCCTCAACTGGTTTGCTTTTAGGATTTGGAAGAATAGGTTGTACGAAGATTTCCCAAGCGGGATGGGAGGTGTGGCTGAGATCTATTATCAGCCACATCCAAAAAATCCATACAGTGATTGGTGGGTTACTTAAGATTGGTGCTTCCGATCGGATTCGAACCGATGCCGCAGGATTTTAGAGATCCCCGTTCTAGGCCTCTGAACTACGGAAGCATATTAAAATTGTGTGCGGGTGAGTTTTCGAGTCTCACTGACCTTGGAGGTGTGTCTCCGCCTATCCCCGGTATTATGAAAGGCACTTCTAGAAAAGCCCCGGGCTGTTTAGCGTCTTTATTTAGGTCATTCCCAACGGTTTTCTCGTCTATCCGAGATGCCGCACGAGATCATTATACTAATTTTCTATCCTTCATCTGTTTCTCTACATGTTGACCGAAGCATGCGTACGCAGTTACTTTGTTGTCGAGATCTGGCTCGATAAATTCTGCATATTCCATATTGCTATACAGATAGGGTCTCATGTTTCCGCCGTAACCCGGCTTATCCTTAAGCAGAATTAGGTACCCGTTGGACCACATAGTGTGGGGATTCTTTCTCAAGAATTCTGCTACTGCGTGGGCAGATTGGACAGCTTGCTGAGAAGGGGTGAGCGTCTCGTTAACGACGACATACAGCTTCTCTTTGGATTCTGGCTGCATCGTCTTTAAGATCCATTCAACGCGCTCCATGTCTGGCTTGCCGCTGTCGATCTTCTCGATGGCGCGACCTCTCGCTAGACAGTAGGCAATGTGCTTGTGCCTGAATTCAGATCTAAGTAAGAGGACATGGTAGTCACCCTTGTACTTGTCGTGATGAGGATGGTGAAGCTTACGGATCTTCTTTTGGTTCTTGATTTCTTTAGCGATTTCTTTTAAGTTGAGTTTAAGTGCTCTAAGTTGTTCTTTCATGTTTATACTCCTAGTTAAATGTTACAGAATGGAAATCCGTTGGGCATTCACTACGAGTTTAGGGTGGCTTGGAAACCTACAGCATATTTACCTTTCTTTAAAATGGTCGGGCGGGATGGTAACGAACCACCGACCTCCGGAGTTTTTTACGCCCCAGTGCTCTCACGTCTGAGCTACCGCCCGTTGAGATGATTATACCATGAATTAAACGGGAGTTAAAAATAGTTGCTGTTCAGCAAGTCTGCGGCGAGTTAGGCCAGCAACAACCTGTCCGCCGGCGTGGTTCCACTTAAGAAATTCATCAGCTGCATCTGAGAATTGATTCTCGTTTACAAGTTTTAAAAGCGTGGATCCTCGTAGAGAACCTAAGCCCAAATTATATGCAAAGCTCACAAGTGCATCAAACTGATTCTGGTTTACAGAACCTGCAACAACGTGCTCTACGCCTGCTGTTTTTTGACTAATGTCATGAAGCAGGAATTGTTCAGCTAGCAATTCCGTAATAGGATTGTCGGTCATTGAGACGCGAGTTCCATTAGGGTAAAGAATAGTTCCATAGCCAATAGTTGGTATGTTAGCAGAGTCTAAGTATGGACTAGACTTAAAACCTTCGAATGACTTAATAAACTGTAGACCATTGGTGCTGAGTTGCATTCACCAATTATAACTTATCTAAGCTTAATATCTTCCTCAAACTGAGCATCGGTGTACACCTGCTGCATCATGCTGAGAAGTGCTGCCTTGACACCTTCCTGGATAGCCATTGAGATGTTCTGTCCCAACTGACCAGGAGGAGTGTAAGCGGTATTGCCTATCATTGAACTGGCCTTGTTAAATGCTTCATAGGCAGCATCTTGGGCTACTTGTTCTATCGGCTTCTTGAAATTCATATTTTATTCTCCATGATTGACTTTATTTTGTGTTCTTCTTTCGACAGCGGTTGAAGATTAGTGTAATGACAAGCTTCTTTTAACTGTTTAGTATCTGACAAATCAAAACTTGCTAATGGTAGTATGTGATCTATTTCCCACAGTGATCCATAGTTATCCCAAGTCATATTTAGTTTAAATTGAGATTCAATGTGCAACTTAACTTCGTTCGCTGAACAACCTAAAAGTTTCAAGATTCCTTTGTCTCTAGACTTACCTTTCAGTGCTTTTCTTAAACGCGATCTAATGTTGTGGATTAGCTTAAATTCTGGATTTTGACGTTTTTTCTTGTGTGTAATGTTATTCTGGCAAGTTTTGCTGCAATATTTTTGATTAGAGCCAATTCTAGTAAACAAGTTACTACAGCGTAAACAATTTTTCTCTTTTGGTTTATTTCTAGTTTGTAATATTGGTTTTCTTATTTTTTGATGATATTCTTTTGAATATTTTTCATTATGCTCTTTGTTAAGGGCTCTCCACAGTCTTCTGTAGTGTTTTTCACAAAGTCCCTTTTTAGATGGAACATTTTGGCATGTCAAATCACCTTGACATAGTCCGAGATTTCCTTGTAGTATTCCACTCTCTGAAATCCGTGCCGACTTAGCATTGTTGAGCCCATCGGAATGTAATCCAAAATTATGGCTTTGGTCTTGGTTCCCTGTCTTCTCAGTGATCTTCCTACACATTGTATTACTGGTCCTTTTGAAGCTACAAAGTTAGCTAATATCAGAACATCTACATTTTTTGTATCAGTTCCTTCAGATATTTTACCATCAGTTCCCACTAAACCAGGTATTGTTCCAGCGTTAAGTTGATCGACATAGTCTTGTGACTTCTTGTCCAATCCTGTGGCAAATGGAATTCCCAATAGCTTACTGAGTTCTTCTCCATGGGCTACTTCATCTACGAGGATTAGGACAGATTTCCCAGCCTGCATCATTTTTTGTGCATCGTCGAATATCTGGTCCTTCATTTCTTTGCTACGCAAAACATGTTCTTTATATGACCGCGTTTTGTCATCTTTATAATCCCTGCCAGAAGTATTTACGCATCTCACAAAAAAGTATGGTTCAGCAAGCCAGCCGTTGTCGACGCCCCACTTAATATCGCGACGGATTAAGACTGGTCCACAGCCAGCGGTGATCATTACGTCTTTACCATCTGAGCGATAATCGGTGGCAGTTAATCCGAAGATCTTGCCTGTCTTAGAAAGACCCTGACTGACATCAAAGAAGGTAGTGGCCGGAGTGTGATGTGTCTCATCAAAAATAACCACACCAAGGTCTGCTTGTTGGAAGGCGGTAATATTTTTAGTGATAGAAGCAGCGATACCAACTGTAATCTCGCTAATGTTCTTCTTTCCGCCTCCATAGAAACCCACCTTGTTCTTTCCAAAGCAGTTTACAAACTGCTCGTAAAACTGCTTCGCTACTGATTCTGATGGACACACGATCAACGCGCGTCTCTTGTATCGCTGAACGAAATGTGTCGCGAGAAGAGTCTTACCTAACCCAGTAGCTAAGTTAATAAGTCCCCTTGGATTACTTAGCATTAGCGACACTGCTTCTTCTTGGTAATCTCTCAGGTCATAAGGCTTCTTAACCCAAGGAAGAGAAACCTTCTTACCGGTGTCTTTTCTTAAATCTACAGGAATAGAGTCAAACTTACCCTTTAGTAATTCGACAAAGCAGGATGAAACGGCCATCTGATTTGGCGCAACATCTTCATACAGTGTACCATTGACTTGACTTTGAAGTTGCTTATAAGCGGGAGAGTTTCGCTGCCACATGTTCTTAGCCATGCGTCTAAGTTGATACTGCTTTGACTTATCTGTGTACGTAAGCTCGCTATGGATGAATTTGCGCATCTCTTGCGAGGGATCTGTGATGATGAGGCGGTCGTTATAAATCGCTATGTGGCTCAACATGTGGAGATTCTACTCATGGTATAATTTGATGGTCAGCGTCGGCGTGGATGGACACGCATGCAATGTAGGCTGGGGAAGGCACGGCCGGATAAGCTAGGACTAAACTTATCGTATACCCTAGGACGATGCTAGTGTGCAGGATCACTTGCATAGATTTCGCAGAGGCATATCACTAGCGCCCACTGCGAGAGCCGGAATCAAGCCCGGTGCGCTGACTCATTTTTATGAGATATTCTAACCATAACGTTTTGGTAAATGAGCCCCATCCACAGAGCTTAGCAGCTCTCGTTCTTCTCACTAAAAGACTAGCTCCACGCCCCATAAGCTATAAATCTTGGCTTAAGTATCGCAAGTGGTTCCTAAGGGAACACTTGAAGAAACATAAAACTCTTATGTGCTTCTACTGCAAAGCTGGACCACTTAAGAAACAGAGCGATTTTAATAGAGACTTAGCAACTCTAGATCACGTTAAACCTCTATCCAAAGGTGGAGAACGATTTCACTCCTCAAACATTGTTGTTGCATGTTTTAGCTGTAACAGCCGCAAGAAGGACAAGTCTTTAGAAGAGTTTGTCAATCCGATCGTATAATCGAATTACCATTTGGAGGTTTTTATGGGTGATGTTTCTTACGCCAACAAGTTGAAGACGCAGCTATATTGGTGGTTAGGTCGTAGTAGACCTTTTATCATCAACGACGAATACAAGATCGAGTTGCTATTTTTAGACAAGATCAACAACTCTGCAAAAATTCAAATCACCAATCTAAAGACAGGGCAGATTATTACCCAAGAGGCAGAAGAGAATGCCAACGGGTAATTTAGATCTCATCTACGAAAAGTGGAAGGCATCTCTTCGTGAAAAGGATCGTTCCAGAGAATTTGTAAGCTCAAACTTTGATGAGTTGTTTGATGCTTTTAATTCCGCCGGTGCGACCTTTGAGGAAGCGCACGCTTATCTTCAGCAAGCAATTAAGGTTCATCTTCCGTCTCCAGGTCTAGCAAGGGCCACATGGAAGATGGTTAAAGGAAGTCCAAATAATGCTGAGATAACTGAGAAGGAGTTTATCGACGGGTGGCATAAAGATATTGGAGATAAAGCCACAAACAGTTTTTATCATGTCTATCCTCTTCCGGAAGAGCAAGATCATGATGGGGAACCAAAGGTGTACGGCTCAATGTCCGCAAAGGAATACAAACTACAGCGTAAGCACGCAGATTCTTACCCCGTGCTAGATACTGAAGAATTAGAACGTAGACTGCAATCTGAAGTATATAACCCAGTAGAAGACATTTTAGGTGAAGATGATGGCCACGTTGACTAAGGAACAAATAGACGCACAACTTAAAAAGGCCGGAATAGCACCTAAAAACGAGATTGACATCTCGTTTGACGACATTGATTCGTTTGGTAACAAAGATTCTTTGCGGAAAATGTTTACAAACGCTAACAACTACAACAAGATGTTGAGCGAACGACTTACACTAATTAATGAGTCGCTCACAGCTGCAATCCCCTTCACGCGTGAAAACCTATATTTGTTCTGCGCCTATACGGGTTCCGGCAAATCTACGGTAGCGGCCAATATATCTTATCCACTATGGAAACAAAAGAAGAAGGTTCTAGTCATTTCAAATGAAGAGACAGAGCTTGATGTTATCTTTCGCATAGCTTGCTTAGAGAAAGGTTATAGCTTTAATGACTATAAAAAGGGTTACATGCCGCAGGATCAGCAGATGGAATGCTTTCGTCTGTTTAAGGAAATCGCAGAGTATGTAAAGGTCATAGATGTTGTTTACAAAGACGGCGTTACCACAAAGATAGAGGGTGTGAAGAAACTGATGGAGAACGTCAAGGGACAAGGTTTCTCTTGCGTTTTGATAGACTATTTTCAACTTATCAAGGATTCTATAAACGATAAAGATAGGACCAGATACGACGTCCTAAATGACTTGCGCATATGGTTAGGTCAGTACATTAAGGGATGTGAGATCCCAGTTGTACTGTTTGTTCAGCTATACTCACAGGGCAAGCGTCCGTCTAAAGATATCGACATGAGGATTAAAGAGTGTTCAGCTATAGTTGAACCCGCCTCTGTTATAATAGAGGTAGTACCTAATTTTGAAGAGTCAACTAGCTCTTTTATCTGCCATAAGGATCGTTTCGGAGTCGCACAAGGTCATCAAATAGTGTGTCCATTTGAAAAAGGTCGTTACTTGAAGCAATTGAGTGCTAGAGAGCAGACAGAGCGAAAATTAGATCGGTTGGTTTTACCAAATACTCTTTCAGCTGGGGTTGATTACGATGTTGGACAAAATTTAAAGAAGCAAGTATGAAGCACGATTACACTTTTAAATACTTATGATTGATACGAAAAAGTGCCTTATCTGTAAAGATGGTAAGAAGAACAACTGCCTGCATTGGCACATCGATCCTGAAGATGGAGCCCAATGGGTTTACTGCGTTGGCAAGTGCCAACGCGGTTACTCTCTAAGGTCTTATTGCTGGCATGCAGGAATAGATGCTGCTGACTTCTTAAGAGGAGACTTTGACTATAAGGAAGCACCTCCAGATGAACTGCAAGTAATGTCTTGGCCTGCAAGGTTTATTCCCCTATCGGATACTCGTTCTGAAATCGGTGTGAACTATATTAAGAGTAGAGGGCTCACACCTGAGGGAGACATGTATTATGATGTAGATAGGAACGGAATTGTGTTTCCGTACTATTTCGAAAATCATTTTTGTGGTGCACAAACTAGGTTTGTGGAACCGCGAGTTCACCCAGATGGCGAGATTCAAAAGATGGATACGCTTCCGGGCACTCGGTTAGGTCTGCTGTTTTATGGGTGGAATCAAGCGCGCTTTATTGGCGACGTTAAAAGTGTCATTGTGTGCGAAGGCGCGTTCAACGCGATCTCTATTAACCAAGCGCTCAACATGGTGTACGGTGGGATTAATAATAATCCCTGGCGGGCTATTTCTTGCAACGGGGCTGGCGCTACGAAGCATCATAAAGAAGCACTTAAAGAACTCAAAGACCAAGGTCTAAAAATCATCATTGCTCCTGATACTGATGATGCAGGCATGAACATGCTTCGCAAGTTTAAGGATGCCAATTCTGCAACTCATTACGCTCTCACTGAAAGTACCGAAGACTGGAACGATAAGGCTAAGCAACTTGGGAAGCAAGACTTTGCTAAGTTCTTGCTCTCAAAGATAAAGAAGATCGATGGGTAAGATCAAAGATGGGCTTCTAGCCCAAATTGCCGCGAAGGTAAAACGCAAAGAAGAACTTAGAGAAGAGATAGCTTCCAGAGGCAAAAACATTGAGGAATTTGTCCTGAAGATGATCAATGACATGGAAGACATGATGTCCACCACTGTAAATACTAGTTTATTAGCGGCATTGGCACCGCTGTATGCTAAGTCTTTCGAAGGTCAAATTAAGGCAATTGACTCAGGATCTACAGTAGATATTCAATTGATTGATGGGGCAGATGGGATTCCAAGAGTGAATGGAATCTTAATCAAGTGGTCGAAAGAGTATCAATCCACGAACAATTGCGAAGAGCAGCTATTCGTGGATGTGACCAGTTTGTTGTTTAAGTGATTAGTTGCCTACCCGTTCGATACAAAGCCAGTTGGCCTGCGCTCCGCCGTTCAGCGTGACCGCTTCCGAAGAAAACGCTTCGATGTTGATAGTGTCTCCGGCTAGGCAGTTGACAGTCGTATAAACGCCAGCAAAAGCCTGAAACGACGCCTGTGTAGACTGGATGTCTAGGCGCCCGGTGGAGTCCAGAGAGCCGTTATGGTACACCTGGTTTAGGAACGTATCGCCCGCGTTCCATGCTACCGCACCTACGGTAATTCCAGACTTTATTGAGTATTTTCCCGAGACTGGACAGGTGTATAACCCTGTAGAGGTATTATATGCGTTGTGACTGTCATAAA